TCGACCCCACAAACAGCAATCGCGGAGTCGGCAGCAAACAGGCAGCAGTCAAATTCGCCCCATGAAAAAGGCCGCTCGGAGGCGGCCTTGATGGTGTTGGCAAGTTGTGTTGTCCAGTCTCGATTGCGCATGAGCTACTCGTACTTGAATGAGGGTGCGTCCTTCTTGGCGCCCCAGTAGATAGGCCAATCCGCCATCTGCGCGACGGCGAAGAAGAAGCGGTCGTCCTGGTACCGGGCCCGGTGGTTTTCGTCGGTCCAGCGCTCGGTGCCGGTGCGGCTCCACTCGGCCATCCGGTCGATGATCGGCACCTTGATTGCGTTGCCGTCACTGCCGTTGCCGGCGTATGAGAACTGGGCCGCATCCATCCGGCCACTGAAGAGAATGTCGGCTGCATACCCACCGGCCTGGTCGATCACGACGAACATGAGCTTGGCGTTGCGCCCACGGCAGCCTTTCAGGCTGGTCTCGGTGATGATCGTTGTGTCCAGGCCGTTGAGGGTGAGGTCGACGCTCATCGGCGAGCCCGAACTGCTGCTCTCCTGCGCCTCGCCGACTTCGCCAAACGAGCCGACACCCTGATAGGTGATGCCGTCGAGCACCAGGTCACCGGTACCGGTGTGGGCGAAGACCATGCCGTCAGGGAAATCCAGCTGGCAGGCGTACACCGCCATGAAGTTGCCTTGGGCGATGATGTCCACCACCCGCTGGCTGAAAGGGAATGCGCCTGCCATCAGAAAGCCTCCCGGAAATCGAGCGTGCCGTTGGCCACCAGGGGTCGCACGCTCAGTGCGTGGGTGTCGGAGGTCCTGCGCATCTCGGCGTAAGGTGCCCGGTATTCAACTGCGGCGCCGGCCGCGATCGTCTTGCGAATACGCTTGTTGAGGTTCACCAGTACCTGGCCATTGGCGCTTGATACAGCGTCATCGATGACCTCGAACATCTCCCCGGCGATCGTGATGTAGTCACCCATGGAGAACACCTGCTTGTTCGCCGTGACGCCGCCCAGGCGCATGAAGGAGGCCTGGGCGGTGGCGGTGACCACGACCGGCGTGCCGATGAAGTCGGTGCGGGTACGGGTGAACGCCGGGAGGTTGAAGGTGCCGAACATGCCTTGCAGTCGCCCGATAAAGGCCGTCAGAAGGCGCTCCTCATCGCGAGAGAGCGCCGAGAACGTCAACTGGCACTGCCAGTAGGCCCCCGGGTATCCAACGATCTGCTGAGCGTTGGAGAGCGACGACGTGAATGCACGGTTGTTGTAGACGACCCCCCACGTCATTTCATTCGGGCACAGGCCATCCGGCCATGCGATTGCCATGTACTTTTCTCCTGGTGGTCGATCAGCCTTTGCGCAGTTGCTGCCGCGCCGGTCCGTTGCTGCGGAAGTCCTTCAGGACCATCTGGTACCCGGCCTGGGCTCCCTGCTTGGCCGCCTCCTGAATCCGGGCAAGCGTGGCCTCATCAGCAGACCCCTGAACCGATATGTGCTGCTGGATCGGCGGCATGGCGCTCCACTGGCCCTGGCCGCCGTTGGCCTGAATGTCGCTCAGGGTTCGGTCCAGCTTGGCGCTGGTGCCGGCCGTGGTGACTCGCTCGCCCTTCTGCAACAGCCAGGTGCCTTCTCGCGGAATACTGTCGATGCCGTCGTGCGCCATACCCACCAGCGACAGGCTGCTGGCCAGCGCGGTGGTGCTGGTGAGTGCTGCAGATGCAGGTGCGGCGTTCGCGCCGAACGATGCCAGCGAGGCCATGGCCGCCGCCGGCGCGTAGGCCGCGGCCATCGACGTGCCGGTGACAGCTGCCACCGCAGCCGAGGAAGCGGCGGCCGTGTCGCCGATAGCGGCGTTGACCGCCATCTGCAGGCCGATCTTCACCAGCATGTGCAGCAGGTCGTTCGCGATGCCCTCGGCAAAGGCGCTGAAGTTGAACTTGCCGGTCTTCACGAAGTTGACCAGTTCGTCTTCCAGGCTGCCCAGGGCATTGCTGGTGACGCTGTACATCTGCGACGACATGTCCTTGGCATTGTCGGAATAGTCCTGCCAGGCCGCGCGCGCTCCATCCGCCCAGTTGGATTCGGCAACGTCGAGCTGGCTGTAGTAGTCCTGCTGGATGGCCAGGCGCTCGGCCAGTGCCTCCTCGAGCAGCGCTGTCTCCTTGTCGTAGCGAGACTTGGCATCTGGATCGCCGAGCAGGTCGGCCTCCTTGAACTGCTTGTACAGCTCGCTGCGCTGCTTGGCGAAGTCCTGCTCGATGGCCAGGTTCTCGCGCAGGCGGGAACGGAATTTCTCACCCTGCCCAGCGCCGGCGATCTCAAGCTCGAAGCCCTGACGCACGATGGTGTTGCTGTCCTTCAGGTTCGCCGCGTATGTCGCAAGCTTGAGGTCTTCCTGGTTCTGCTTCTGCAGCTTGACCTTGGCATCGAGCTCGGCGGCCAGGTCCTGCAGCACCTTCTTGCGCTCGGCGCTGACACCCTTCAGCTTGCCGGTCTCCAGCTCGAACGCGAGCTTGGCCACCTCGGTAGCCTTGCCCTGCTTGCCGGTGGTCTCGTCGATCAGAGCGATCTGCCGGCGGTAGCCCTCCTCGGCATCGATGCCGCGCTTCTTCAGGGCGTCGGCAGCGGCCTTGGATTTGGACTTGGCATCCTCCTCGGCCTTCTTGGTTGCTGCTGCCGCCTTGATTGCGGCATCGGCGCGCCGTCGGGCCGCCACCAGCAGGTCACCCTCGCCGGCCTTCAGGCCCTCGACCAGGCCAGCCTTGATCCGCGCTTCGAGCTTGTCGGCTTCCGTGCGCTTGCCAGCCAGCAAGATCTGCTCTTCGATCTTCTTGGCCATCTCGGTGTAAGTCTTCGAGCTGGTGAGGTCAGGTGTTCCTGCGGCAATGCCGTTGAGCTCTCGAAGCTTTCCTGAGAGAGCATCTACCCTGCTTGAAGTGGTATCGAGCTTGGCTTGGGCCGCATCCAAGGCATCATTGAGCTCACGCTGCTTGGATGCATCAGGATGCTCGCTCAGCTTTTGATGATAAAGGTCGATGGCCTCGCGCAGGTCAATCGCCTCAAGCTGAGCATCGATAAGCTCTTGGGTGTAAGCCTTGATCTCGACCTTCGCCTGAGAAACTGTCAGCCCCTCAAACGACCTGTTGAGAACATCCACGCTGCCAGATAAGGAGTCGACGCTAACCTTCGCGTCATCGCTCCTGGTCATGAAGTACGCGAGCGCTCCAGCAGCCGTAATAGCGATCCCAACTGGCCCGCCAAGAAGCGCCACCGCAACAGCAGCGCCTCTCGCCGCAACCCCCATCGCCACAATACCGGTAGTTGCGAGCGCGGTGGCACCAGTAAGCCGAGCTGCAGCCAGGGAAGCGCCGCCGGCCTGCACTTGAAGCAGCACAAAGCTAGCAGATGTCGAAACTACTGAAGATACGAGTCGAGCGGTCAGGACAGCTGCGAGAAGAGCAGCTGCAGTGCCTAGCGACTCAACGGCCGCTTTTGCCGCTGGCGAGGCAAGGACATCGTTCAGGGACTCAACTGCCTTCCTTGCCCCCTCAAGGCTTCCCTCTCCGGTCAGGAGGCTTGAAATCGTATTCTGGAGCGCATCCATTGCGCCGCCAAACGTTTCCCTTGCTGCTGATGCGGCTCCCCCGTACGACTCCTCAAGAGCCTTCAGGATGATCCCCTGGGCGCCGGCAACGTTCCCCGTCGATTCCATCGCCAGGGCCATTTTTTTTTGCTCGTCGGTAAAGCGAAATCCTTGTTTGCTCAGCGCCGTGAGCCCCTGCGACGGCACGTCAAGCGCACGGCCAATAGTTTCAGCGGCTGCCTTTACAGTGACACCCGTTCGAGTCGCCATATCAGCTGCAGACTGAAGCGCTCGATTGAACTCATTCCCAACAACTCCAGTGAAAGCCAAAAGGGTTGTCTGAGCCTGATTGATATCGCCGCCAGAGAAAGTCGTTGCTTTCTCCATGGCCGCAGCCATCTCGTTCAGCTTGTCACGACTAAAGCCGGCCGATTCCCCAGTTGAACGAAGTACCGCACTGAGCTGCGCCTGTTCCTGCTCTGCATTTCTTGTTTCTGTGAGAAACCTGCCAAAGACACTCGCTACCGAGAAGGCACCCACTACCCCGGCAGCCGCCCCCGCGAGCGCACCCCAGGCAGCGGATGCTTGCCGTGCGGCATCAACCATCTCTTTTGACGACTTTCGTGCAGATCGCCCCGCTTGATCCATCGGCCCAGTGAAGCCACCGATCTTGGCAATTAAATCAAGCGTCAGCGTGCCAAGTGATCCAGACATATTTTCTCCAGGCGAAAAAAAGCCCGCTGGGGCGGGCTTGTTGATCGTTCTAATTCGGCGCGCTACAGGCTGGCGGCCTCCAGCGGAGGAACATCAGACTGGCAGTACCTGCACTTTATGGCCTCCTTGCGAATAGCCTCAGCACAGAATGGACACTTCCGGTATTCGACAGACTCGCCAAGCGCAACAGCTGCATTTCTGCTTCGCTCGTCGAGCGCCTTTGTCGGGGGGCCAAGCAAAGTCACTGCGATAATGGCGGCCACCGGAAACACAAAGCCCAAAACGAACCAGGCGTATACGTTTCTTGACTTGCCCGCGGCGAGGTATGCCGAGATGGCTCCACACCAGAACCAGAAGAAAAGTATGACCTGCCAGTTTGCCAACAGATAATCCATGGCTGCCCCCTCCAAAAGAAACGGACTTTATCACCGGCCGCCCATCAGGCCCAATTATCCATCGCCTCCTCCAGCGTCTCGACCCGTGGGTCCATGTGCGGAGCAAAGTCCTGGGCATACAGCCGAGGGGCGTCCTTGCCGGTCTTGGCGTTGAAGTACATCGCCTGGAACTGGGCCAGCGTGGCTTCGAGGCGCATGCCGGGGTGAAGCGATCCGCGCTTCAGGCGGAACCTCACCCAGGTCAGGAACTCGGGATAGGTCATGTTCTCCTGCGCTTCGGCAATGGTGCGGCCGCCTATCCCGTTCATCACCAGCTCGCACCATAGTTCGTCGATCGGCTCTAGCGCTTCTTCTTTCCCGGGGCGGCGCCGTTCTGCACTTCACCGATGGCGATCAGCAGCAGGTTGGTCAGGTCGGGGTCGAGAGCGCCCTTCTCCGGATCGGCCTCACCGGTGATGTCGTTCACGGTGAACACCGGTTTGCCCTCGGCATCGCAGATGCTGGAAGCGATGCGGCAGGCCAGCGGGTCAGCGCCGCGGTGTGCGGCAATGTCGCCCACGGCCGTCTGGTAGGACAGCGGGCGCACGTAGCAAGTGAACTTGCTGCCGGCCCACTCAATCTCCTTGGCCACCGGGCGGGCCGTGAAGGCCTTGGCCTTCTTCAGGTTTGCAATGCTCAGCTCGGTCATGCGGTCACCTTACGAATCCAGGCGGACCCGCCCGAACGCTGGATCGCGACAGTGGACGCCACCACGGCGTTCAGCGCGAAGTTGAAAGGGAAGTCGGCGACGTAGCCGGAGAAGGTGAACCAGGTGCGCGACGGCGGCAGAGCGAAGTCGGATTCCTGGCTGATCTCTGCTGCTGCAGCTGCCCCGGTGCCGGTGCCACCGGCGAAGGTGATGTTCGGCGCGCTGGTGTAGCCGCTGCCTGGGTTGGTGATGTTGATGCTCACCACTTCGCCTTCGTCGACGACGGCAGTCGCCGTTGCACCGGTACCGCCACCACCGCTGATGCTGATGGTCGGCGCGCTGGTATAGCCGCTGCCTGCATTGGTTACGGCGATCACCGCCAGGCTGCCGGCCGATACGGCGGTTGGTGCTGCGGTGCCGTCCGCCCAGCCCACGGCCCAGTGCAGCGTGGTGTCACCATCTGCTTCGGACATCTGGTGCAGGCGGATGTGGCTTGGATTATTCGGGTCGGCGTTCAAGCCCATCGAAGCCTGGCCAGGGGTGCGCAGGCCTTTCTTGTAGCTGCGCTCCTTGGCCACCAGGCAGGTATCTTCGATCTGCTCTGCCGGCGCGCCGCCAGGTTCGAAGCTGGTGGCGCACTCCACCTCCATGACAGTGTGCGGCCCGGTACCGGACACCGGCGGCACCAGGACGTAGATCTGGGTTCCTTGCGTGAGGATCGACATATCGTTCTCCAAATGTCGGGCATAAAAAAACCCGCACAGGGCGGGCGGGGTTTGGCAGTACGGGTCAGCGTTTGAGAATCCAGGCAGCATCAAAGCCTGCCCGACAGCTCTCGGTCGTAGGGTCGCGCGACTCGGAGCCCCACCGGGTGATATAGGCGTGGAGCTCGATGGCGTCGCGGATCGCATCACGCACCTGGCGGGCGACATCAGCTGTTTTCGCGTACACGTCGACTTGCAGGGTGAGGCCGTCAACATCGGGGCGACCGGCCAGGTAGTTCTCTGGCGAGCCAGTGACCACCTGCCAGACCGCGTAGGGCTTGGCGACCCCCTCGGGCGCCTCGCCAAACGAGTAGAGCCGCGTGTCCAGGCCGGCGCCCAGCAGCGCGCCGACAGCCGCGTCTGCAGAGCAGAGATCGAAGATCGGTACGCGCATCAGGCAGATACCCCTTTCTTGAGCGCCCGCCTGATCGCACGATCAACGGACTTCTCGTATTCGGTTATGAATGTGTTGGTCGCCTCGCTGATGCTGTCGGCCAGAGCCGGGCGCATGAACGGCACTGCCGCCATGTTCTCGGTACCGAACTCCAGCAGGCGCCAGTGCGGCGTCGGTGCGTTCTGGCTCAGGTCGCCACCGTTCTTGAGCACAGCGCCGTGCAGTACGCCGATGCGAAAGCCGAGGTCGCCGGTAGACCGGAACAAGCGGCCATTCCAGCGCAGCGCGATGTTGTCCGAGATCGACCGGCCAGTTTCCTTGTCGTCGATCCGCTCGGCGCCTTCCTTGGCTTTGGCCATGACGACCTGGGCGGCCTTGCGCAGCGCAGCCCTGCCGCCCTTGCGCTTCACGTCGTAGCTAACGGCATCAAGCTTGCCCAGCAGGCTGTCCAGCCCGATCAGGCTGAACTCGACTGTCTCAGCCATCCTTCACCCCCTTTGAGGTCAGAATGGTCAGATAGTCCAGGCCAGAGTCAGGGTCGGCGAGCGGCGGCCCGACGATGCTGTAGATCTCGTCGCGGTAGATGATACGCATGGTCGGCAGTACGCCGTCGCGATACCGGATAACGATGCGTGCCGTCGCCTCGGACTGAGCGGCCTTGGCCGCAATAAAATCACGCGCCGACAGCGGGGATATCTGACTCCAAACCCTGGCGAAAGGCTGCCACACCGCCTCACCATATTCCCCTGTATCAGAATCGCGTGACGCTACCCTATGCTGGATCTCGATGCGATGTCTTAACGGCCCGGCTCTCATCAGAAGCGCTTCCTGTACCAGAGCAGCCTTTCGACTGCGAGCGGAACGACAGTGGAGATCGTGCCGGTGACCACGGCCTCGCGGTTGGCGTACCAGTGGCCGACCAGCAGCAGGATCGCCTGCTCAACATCCGGGGTTAGGCCCATCTCATCGGGCTCCAGGGGATCGGTTTCGACGAGCGCGCGGTCACAGTGCATCGCGACATGCGCTTTGGCTGCCTCGATATAGCCGGCGATGATCCCGTCTTCCTCGTCACTGTCCAGCCGCAGGTGGAGCTTCACGCGGGGCAGGTCGAGCATTTACTTGGCCTCGGCAGCTGCTTTTTCGGTGGCGGCTTTTTCGGCGGCAGCCTTTTCTTCAGCCGCCTTCTCGGCAGCTTCTTTTTCGGCAGCGGCTTTGCCTTCCTTCGGTGCCGCCGGCTTGGTTTCCTTGGGCTTTACCAGCCGCGGCTTGCCACTGGCATCGACTTCGACGGCCAGGCCCTTGCCGATCAGGGTGTGGGCGTACTCGTCGTCAGCTTCGTCGAACGTCACGCCCGCCTTGATCTTGTTCGAGTCAGCCCCCAGCAGCAGGCCGTTGCCGACGAAGCCCCACAGAATCTTGATTTTCATGCTGCCTCCAGAAACGAAAAGGCCGGCGATATGCCGGCCTTCGTTGGGGTTGAGTTATTCGCCGACAGGGAATCGACCTTTGACCAGGGCTTCCTTGCGGCGCACACCGAGACCCAGACGCTCTTCGACCAGCAGCGCCCGTTCGTTCTTGATGAACTGATCGTTGATCAGGCCCATCTTGAACAGGAACGACATGCGGTCGAACAGCGTGGTGGAGCGCGCAAAGTTCGCGGTGAGGAATTCACCACCAGTGTCGGCATCACCTTCATCCATGCTGTCAGAGGTGATCACCGGGCGGCCCCACAGGATCGGCGTGACCAGGCCCTGGAGGTTGGCGAACAGATAGCGGTTCTCGCCATCCTTCTGCAGCTCGATGTTCATCCAGTCGAGCTCGGTCATCACAACGCCATCCGCAGACATCTGCGACTGCTTGCGCACCTGGTAGATCGAGCGACGCACCAGATCGATCGCGGTGTCGCCCGCCTTGCTCAGCGCGGTGTTGTAGCTGGTCGCCTGGGTCATCAGGCCGTTCAGGTTTTCGCCAGTACCGTCACCCTTGAGGATCTGCGCCTCTTCCTCGAGCTTGAGGTCGTAGCGCAGCAGTTGCTGCAGGTAAGCGAACAGCTGAGGGACGTCGTCCAGCGCCTCGTCGGTGACCGGCATCCAGACCGCGATCTTCTTCACGCGGTCGGTCTCAGTAGTGAAGGTCACGTTGCTGGTTGGCTTCAGGCCGCCCTCCGCCACCGGAGCGGCGCCGCGGGTGTGCAGGTTCTCGCGGAAGTAGGTGTAGTTCTGGCCGGACACTGGCACAGCAGTCAGCAGGTCGCGGATGCGCAGTTCCTGGCGGATGCCGGGCTGGATCACCGGGTCATAGTTCGGCACCACAATGCCGGCGCTGGTGACCTTCATTTCCTTCATGCTGGCCATGTCGGACTTGGTCACATCGAGCTCGGCGAGGCCGCCGCCCTTCTTCAGCGACTTGTAGCCCTCGTCGCCCTGGATGAGGTCGATGAAGCTCTTGCCTTCACCAGGCTGGCCGCGCAGCTTGACGCCCTTCTGCTCAAGATCGACGACCTGGTCGATCACCTTCTGCAGCTCGCCCTTCTGATCTTCGATCTGCTTTTTCAGGTCGCCGGTAATCTTGTTGCCCTTCTCGACCTCTTCCATCGCTGAATCGTATTTCTTTTGCAGCTCGCCGAAGCCGGTCTTGAGCTGCAGCTCGATGGAATCCTTGATGTCTTTTACTTCGCTCATGGCGATACTCCGAAATGGTGGGTGAACAGGGTGGAAATGTCTTTCAGCTCATCCACGATCGCCGTGGCCTCGCTGCCGCCATCACGGCGTAGCGCGGGGTAGCCGAGCGAAGCGACTGCTGCCGCTTCCTTCTGAGAGAGGCCCATGCGTTCGCGCAGGGCGTTCTCGAAAAGCCTGATGTCCGACTTGACGCTGAGCACGCCAGCCTCAGGGTTCATCCCGAACGGGACAAAGGAGGCCTCCCACAGCTCAGCCTCCTTGATGACGCGAACACGCCGGCCGGCGCGCTCCTCGAAATCAGCCTTGATGGTGTTGAAGCCGATCGACATGCTGTCGAGGATTTCGGCCTTCATCAGCTCGTAGGCATCGCGGGCATAGCTCACGGCCAGGTTGACCTTGCCTTTCACCAGCAGCCCATGGTCGTCCTGGGTGTAGTCAGCAGCCCCGACCAGCCGTGTGAGGTCGTGGTAAAGGGCCAGCTTCAGCTTGCCGCCGCGGGTGGTTTTAACCCGGGTGAACGCACCAGGCAGGATCACGTCGTCGCCAAGGTCAACGTTGTTGAATACCGCGGCATAGCCTTCGAAATTGCCGGCGTCATCCACTGCCTTAAGCTCGAAAGGAACCTCAAGTGTCGCCATTCTTTTCCATCTCCCACCGGGTGACCCGGTTGTATTCGTCGCCTTCCAGGGGAGGCAGGTTTTCCTTTACGCGGACTTCGTTGATCGTCATCCAGCCAGAGCCGCCAGAGCCGCCAAGCGCACTTCCGTAGTAGGTGGCACGGCCAGCACTGTCGGCGCGCAGTAGCCCCTCGACTGCGAACTCGGCGAAGCGAGCACGTGCCGTGTATAGCTTGTCGTTGAACTCGTCCTCGACCGCGTCGATGTAAGGCTTGAGGCCGAAGGTGATGTAGCCGGTCAGCTGCTGCTCGAGATTGGAGCCCATGATCGATGTCTTGCCGGCGCGGTTGGCCAGCCACAGGGGCACCCCGTAGATGCCTGCCAGGGCTTCCTCTTGGAACTGCTGCGACTCGATGAACTGGGCGTCCTTCTGGCTGATGCCCGCCGGGACGATCTTGGGGTTGCCTTGGAGAATGGCCATCTTGCCGATGTCATCGGTGTCGGCCTTGCGTACATCGGGGAACTTCTCCATCACCTGGGCCTGCTGGGCCTTGGTCAGGAACTGCTCGTAGATGACGTAGCCGCCGGTGAAGCCGCCCTTGCGCATGAAACGCGCCGACCATTGCTGCCCCGCTTTCGCCAGGCCCATGGTTTCAGCCTGGTGCTCGAGGGGCGAAAGGCCGACGACTCCGTCAAGGCTGAACAGCTTGAAATGCAGCATGTGCTCAGGCGACACCGGGTAAGGATCGCCCTCACTGGGCGTCACCCAGTAGATGAGGTCGTCCTCTGTGTCGATCTTTACGGTCCGCCAATCCAGTGGCACCAGGCCTATCGGGTCGCCGTGGATGTTCCGCTCGATCAAAGCAAACGCATTGCCCCGTAGGGCCATGTTCACGACCACGAACTTGAGGAAGTTCAGCATGGTGATGTAGGGGTGCGGCTTGCGCAGCAGCTTGAGCATCCGGTCGTTACCCGTGACCAGAGCCCTGCCAGCCTCCTTGTCCTCGTACAGCTTGAGCGGTAGGCCGCTCAATGATTCGGAGAGAATCTTGACGCAGGACCAGACCATGCTGATGGATAGAGCGGTCTTGGCAGAGACTCGAACGCCCGCCTTGGTGCGCTTGCCACCCACTTCGAGATCCACCTCGACGTAGTCGCCTGTGGCTGGGTCGGTGTAGCCAAAGAATCCCCATGTCTTGGGGTTGTACCACTTGGATGCCATGGTCAGCCTATGAGGTCGAAGAACCCGTTTTCGAGGTAGTCGGCCATGCCTCCCTGCGCCTCTGGATTGAGCGCAATGAGCGTCACGGCGTTGAACAGGGCCATCAGCGGGTCAATCTTTGCTGAGCCGCTGGCCTGCTTTGTGATAAGGATTGCGTTGCCTCGCGGCTCGACCCGAGCGTTACCGCAGCACCAGGCCATCATTGGTTGGCCGCCATGCCACAACCCGCCCTCGGCAAGCTTGCGCTCAGCGGTCTTGATTGCACCGCCAAGGGTGTATCCCTGCTTTACCCCACCGATCTTTTCGCGCGGGATATCACGCGCCTCAAGGGCATCCAGAATGGCGCCGATACCTACCGGGTCGAGTCCCACCTGATCGAGCAGACCAGCCTCCTCAACCTGCGCCACCAGCTCAGCAATCTGATCAACGTCATCACCGATTCGCTCTACCAGCGTCAGGTGTCCGTCTTGAGCGAAGTCGCGAATGCGTGGCGCCTCGGCCTTGCGGCGTTCCAGCACGGATGGATGGGCCCAGGCGTGCGTCCAGGCGAGCCAGCGGCGCGTATCGCGCTCACGCCCAACTGCCGCAAACCCAAGCAGGTCGTCGAGCCCGCCACCATCGATACCGATATCGATCACCTCGCAGCGCTCGATCAGATCTTCAAGGCTTCGGCACTCGCTAGAGGCTTGCCGCTCCCAGTAGTCGGCACCGGCCCAGCGGTCCGAAAGCAGGGCCAGGCCGATCTCCACGTTTAGGTGCTTGGCCAGGAAGCCCCGAAAGGACTCCTCGCCATCCATCTGAGCCTGGGCATAACCACGCTCAATGAACGGCTCATCAACCGACAGCCCCAGGTTGGGATTGGTGATGTAGGCATTGGAGAAATCCCGGTGCGACCCCGCATCGAGCATTGCTTTCGGGAACTCGTAGAGCACCGGCAAGAACGACTTGTCGACGATCTCGCCGTCACGCACCTTGCGGGCATACATCAGCTTCTGGCGGAACACACCCGCCGGCGGCGCATCAGACTGGGTGGTTGCCCAGATGATGAACCCTTCTGGCCTGGACGCCAGGCCGCCTGTTGCCTCTCGCAACATGGCCTCGGCATTGGCACGCTTGCCAAATACCCAAAGTTCATCGATGAAGACGCCAATGGCTTTCTTGCCTGACACCGTTTCGCTGTCGGCAGCTACCACCTTGAGGGTGGCATTAGTTTGGTGGTGGGTGACCGTGCGGAGGTGGTCCTGCACCTTCAGCAGCGCCGACAACTCCTCGTCGGCCCGCACCATGTCGCGGATCGGGATGTAGGAGTTGTCCGCAATTTCCTTGGTCGGTGCCAGGATGATGAACTCGCCCGAAGGTCGCCAGTTGAGGATCAGGGCGGTCAGCATGATGCCGGCTGCGATCGTGGACTTGCCGTTCTTCTTGCTGATCAGCAGCATGAATTCACTGACCATGCGCCGACCCTCGTCGGGATCGTAGGCCCCAAAGATGGCCGCCACGAACTGATTCACCCAGTCGCGGACCGTCTCGCACATCAGCGGGCTACCGGTGGCGTCTACCATTCGGAGAGCGCCGAACACGTCCAGCGCCTCCTCGGCCTCGCTCGGGAACAGCGGGTCGAATGGGATCAGGCTTTGGCGCGCGACGATTCGCTGCTCCCAGTCGGGGCAGGCAGTTGTCCACTCCATCTATTTCACCGATCGCAAGGGGCCGCGGCGTGCGCCGAACTTGCCGCTTGCAGCTTCAGCGGCTTTCTCTTTTGCCTGGTCCTTCTTACCGCTCTCCCCTCTACGGGGGTGAACAAAGGGCATTAGGGCCTTGGCAGCATCAACCCGCAGCTTCGCCTCAGTACCCATGTCGTTCATGACGGCCAGGAGGAAGTCTTTTGGGTCCTTGTGGGACAGCGCCCGAGACAGGTCGAAACCGGCCGGCTCCCACTCACCCTCCAGCCCCTGATCCTGGGGCTGCGGTTCTTCAGCAGGTACAGCCTGGGTGACCGATAAAGAGTCGCCTTTAACATCACCTTTAACACCAGCTTTAACATCATCTGGCATCAAGCCCTTGGCCCGCAGCTTCGCCACTTCGGCTACCACGTCGGGGTCCTTGGCGAGTCTCGAACCGGCTGCGGACGCTGATTTTGCTGGGCATCCGGCCGCAATGGCCGCGTCTCGATTGGACGCACCTCCCCTGAGCGCATCGATGAAGGTGCGCTTCTTGGGTGTTAAAGCCATTTAACAAAAATCCTGTGGGGAGAAAAAATCTGTGCGTGGGATCGGAGGCGGTCTAGCTGCGGGAAGCGCTCAGATTTTTACCCCCCCCTTGCGGCACGTCAATAGCGTGCGTCAAAGCGAACCAGCTTCCTCGGCCTGCTTGACCGAGTCGTGGCAGAGCTTGCAGAGCGACTGCCAATTGGCCTGGTCCCAGAAGAGCGTCATGTCGCCACGGTGCGCAACAATGTGGTCCACCACTCCAGCGGCAGCGGTGCGACCTTGCCGTGCGCAGTAGACGCACAGCGGGTTATCCCGCAGGTAGTGCTCTCGCGCCTGCTGCCACTTGTAGCCGTAGCCGCGCTGGGTGCTAGTCATGCCGTTACGCCAGCTGCCTGGGGTGACCACCTTGACCCGGGAGCCGGAGCCTTCCTTGATACGAGAGCCAAGGGTCTTGAGCCTGGCCATCAGCCGGCATCACGAACAGGCGCGCCACTCAGGTAGGTCATCGGCACTGCGGCGCCTGCGGCCTGGTCATCACCGAGCGCCTCGATCAGTGCCAGGTTCTGGGTTGCGATCTGCTCGAGCAGGCCGGTCTGTTTCTTCTGCTCGGCCAGCATCTGCTCCAGCAAAGAGATTGCGCGCTCGTTCATATGCCACCTTTGTCCATTTGTTGATCCACTCACGCCGGGCGGCACATCCGCTACAGGCCATCAGCTTGAGCGCCGTGGCAACTTGAACTCAGCAAACCGATCAGCCAGGTCGGCGATCTTCTTCACACCCAGGAAGCCGATGAATACGCCGGCAGCCGTGGCAAAGTTCTGCGGCAGACCGAAGTACTCGAGCAGCGGGATAAGGCCGATGGTGATCAGCGTGCACAACGAGGCTTCGAGCAGCGCCTGTCGTCGTGTACCGCCGCCGTAGATGATCCGCAGCGCGCCGACGACGAACGACAGCGCACCTGCATAGATTGTTGGGGCGTGCTGGCTCAGCCAGGCGAGCACAAGCAGCCAGGTGTCTGGTTTGTCGGGCATGTTGGACATCCGGGTTCCTCCCTTTCGGGGAGCTGAAAACGAAAATGCCCGCTCAAGGCGGGCAATATGAAGAAGTCAGTTGCGGTGCAGCATTCCACCAGGTTGAAGCTCTTCGCGCAGGATCTGCCGGACCCATTCATTTGGCGAGGGCTCGTCTTGATTTGCGCCTACCCCAATACCAGCAACAACATAGTGGCCCTGGGCGTTGACCTGCATTTTCACTGCGAACTCGTGCGCTGACACCACGCACTGCGACTCCGGCATAGCGACGGGGCCGAGGCCGATCGAGCCTTCATCAAGGAACGCCTCGCTGATATAGGTCTGACCACCTTCAACAACGAAAGGCTGATCCAGGCCCGAGATCACGATGCGAGTCACCCCGCCATGACTGACAGTCAGCTTGCCCTTCTCCAGCTTGATCGAGGCGCCCATGCGGGCCTGCACGCGAGCCGAAGCTTCATCGACGGTCTCGGGCCGCTCGTAGGTCAGCGTGGTACGGATGTCCGAGCCGTCGCGATCGAACGAAATATCCTCAGTCGAGAATTCGGCGCTGTCACGATGCTCGGCGGGGATCTTCATCACCTGATCGCCGATGAACTTGTAGCGCTCGACTGCGTTGCTGGGCAGGTCGCTCTCTGCCCACTCACCAACCGTCACGGTGGCCATCTGCGGCTCAGGTGGCAGGCTGCCGAGCTGAACATCAGGGCCGTTAATCTCGAAGTCACCGGAAGCCAGATCGAGTTTCCAGCCAGTGCCGTGCTTGCCGCAGGACGATTTTGGGGTGTAGTTGGCGGATTGGATCGAGCCGCGCATTTGCTGACCTCCAGAAACGAAAAAGGCCCGCCGATATGGCGAGCCTTGGAATGGGTGGGTGGATGGCTCCGTGCTATCGTCACTACTCTCACAACCGCAACAAAGGACTGAGCAATGGGACACTTCGTGATTACGTTTCGATTTGAATACGACGACAGCTATCAGGAACGATATGACTCGTTCACGAAAAAGGTTGGAGAGATAGCTACCTCCACGTGGGAGGAGACATCTTCCTTCTATGCAATTGAGGCGTCCGGTACGGCGGAAAGCATCCGGGACACGCTCTATTTACAAACTGAATTCCTGGAGTCCAAAGACCAGATGTTGGTCATCGACCTAGACAACCGAGTGAAGGCGATCAAGGGGGTCATTAAGTACCCTAGCACTCTAGCGAGGTGCCTGGGCTTCTGAGCCAAACAATACCGCCTCGATTTCGGCTAGCTTACGCTCGTTCTCGCGTAGGCTGGCCTCCTGGTAGATAACGAAGCCATCCGCTTGAGTAAGCTTTTCTTGTGCATCGCGCTGAATGGCTTTGGCCTCTTTCAGCTTCTGCCTACAACTGAGGATGCTTTCAACAAGCCAGCGGTACTCGCTCTTCATGTCGTTCTCCAGAAACGAAAAAGCCCCGGCAAATGCCGAGGCTTCAATAAAAAACCCGGCCTTTCGACCGGGTATCCCGAACCACCTTGCCGACCCGTGTCGCCACGGGCATGTGCAGTTCGGATATCCATACTGCCATGTAATCGCTATATCCGCCACGTCAGCTGTAGGCGCGCGTCACCGGTAACCCGCAAAAGCCCAGTGCAGATAGAGCTTTACGCTTGCGGGGCGGGAACTTCATCAATGCTGATGCAGTGCTCAATTTCGGTGATCTTCACAAGGGCCTGCTCTGCAAGCGGATAAGCGCCAAACACCCGGCCTTGGTAAAACACAACCCATACGAACTCTACCGGTTCAGGGTCACCGAAAGTCAGAACTAGGTCTTGGAACCTCTCGGCCAAGTCATCGAAATGCATCTGCGCCATGCCACGCAATACCATGCTGAACGCTCCTTCACTCAAAGCTGCATTCTGCGCTCAGTGAAATGTGTGGGCAACTCGGGGCTTGATTTCAAGGGTGCAGAGGGCCGGTGCTTTCCCGGCTTGATGGGCTGGATCGCCGGGTCACGTACCCCAGCCTCTCATCGCGTAACCGATCAGGGAGCGCACGGCTTTGATCGATGCCACTACCGACTTAGCCCAGCTGCTTGGTCGTGTCATCTGCATAAAACGGGACGGCCGACACAGCTAAGACCCCCGGCATTGCCTAGACTCCAGCCCAGGCCGACATACATAGGAATCGTGATGAGATTCAGAATTGACTATTTCCTGAGGGGAAAGGAGCGATGGTGGTGCTGCGAGGCACCAACTGAAACCCTTTCGCTCGATGATGCTTTGCTCGCACTTATCAAGCTCCACATGTCCTATGCGGACCAGGTTTTGCGAGTGGATCTGCCTCGAACCTCTGTTCTGGATCACATGCAGCTGGCGAAAGAGCTCGGTATCTCAGATGTGAGAGTTAGCCCCTCAGTAACGAAAAAACCCGACTTATAGGCCGGGGCTCGTCTATGTCGTGCCGCTTGAGAGCCGCATAATCGAAAAGCCCAGCGCGATGGCTGGGCTTGAAAGCTCAGGAAGCTTGCCTGCTGTGATGCCAGTAAAGATAGGCGAGACCAACCGGTGCAACGAAAATTGCAAACGACCAGCACATGGCCATGGTGAAGACTTTCACCATCAGCATAAGAAGGGCATTTACAAAAAACACATTGCCGCCCATCACGTAACCAACCACGCTCTCGTATACGAATCGAGAATATGGGTAGAGCAGCGTGCAAACTATCGCCATCACAATCAACCCAGGCTTGCCCATTAGGCCGCTAGGGCTATTGGCTGCGACCGATAGAATCAGGATCGCAAACAACGATCCAAAAATGAGCTGACGCATGTAGTAGCTAGGTGTCAGGCCGCCGAACGTCTTGGCAAAAATCTGGCGCATAAGATCCCTCTCAGGCTCGGAAAAAGGACGCTGACTTTAACAGCCTTGTTTCGGCATGCAAGGACCCAAAACAAAAACCCCGACACAATGGCCGGGGTTCTGTTCGATCCCGTTAACGCGCAGGGATCAGATGATGGTTGGCAATTTCGCTCATTTGCTCACCACTGTCAAGCGCTTCAATCGATCAGTTGCTCCCTCTCCAGGATCTCGGTGACGTGAATGACGGCGCCCTCCTCCAGCTCCTCCAGGCACTTGTGGATACCTCGACGCCAGCGGGTGCGTGTCGAATCGGGACGCGCATCCACATCCCAGGTGTTCATGTCGTAGAACTCATCAGGCAGCACAGCAACGTCCGTTGAGCGCTTGCCCTGCTTGCCCTTCATCTTGGGGATGAACCACACGGTCGTGGCCTTGTAGATGAACAGGGCCGGCGCCGGCGAGACGATACGTGGGATGCTGCGCGCGATCGCGCCGACGCGATTGGCCTTGTGAGTCGAGAACTTGCCCACAAGAACATCCCACTGCGCAGCACTGAGCTCTCTGTGCAGAAGTGCGTGCAGGATGCAGTCATAGTCGAACTGGTCGCGAGCCGACAGTAGCGCCCGGAAGCCTCCCGTTGCCGGCCCTGAATCGATCAACTTCTGCCAGCTCTGCCTGGTGGCGTTGCTGGTGCTGTCCGCCGCAAGCACCCTCACGATCGCCGACATAACGCCTTGGTACACTGCCGGCTGGAAGTCAGCCAGCATTCTGCGCGGCATGGCCGCAGTGAGGTCACTCATGGCTTGCCCCCCTTATAACGGCTGGCATAGCTGCCCCTGCCTATCTCAACCTCGTCGTCGCTGGGAATACGCCCCCCGGCGAAGTTGGCAAATCGGGCGTACTGCCCCTGGCGCTGCACAAGACAGGACCCTGGTGGCGCCTGCCTGCCCTTGTCGAGGATGATTTCGGTGACGCCCTGCTCGCCGGCCTCCGACTCGGGATCGTGGTGCACCAGCAGCACCGCGTCCGCATCCTGCTCGATCTGGCCGGAGTCGCGCAGGTCGCTGGCCTGAGGTTTCTTGCCGGGCCGGCTGGCCGGGTTGCGGTTCAGTTGCGCCAGCACCAGCACTGGAATGCCGAGTTCTTTGGCCAGGTTCTTCATCGCGATCGAGATCTTGCCCACGGCCTCGGCGCGCGTGGATGCGCGCCCATCACTGGCCACCAGGCCAACATAATCGACCATGAGGATATCCAGCCCGTGATCCCGTTGAAGCTTGCGCGCGGCTGACCTGATGCCGGAAGCCGTCAGCCCCGGGGTGTCATTCAGGTACAGGTCGGCCTCCTTGATCTGTCCGGACGCCACGGTGATCCGGTCCCACTCCTCGCCGCTGAGCTCTTTCACTTCCTCCATGCGACGCAGGTCCACACCGCCAAGCGAGGCGATGGTGCGCACTGTCAGCTCCTCTTCCGACATTTCCAGGCTGACCACCAGTCCCACGCCACGGCCCCGGGTGGCAACGTGCTGGACGATCTGCAGGCCGAGCATCGTCTTGCCGCTGCCAGGACGGCCAGCGATCACCACCATGCTCTTGGGTCGCAGGTAGCCGATCAGCTTGTCGAGATCGACCAGGCCGGTAGAGAGCTTCGGCGGGGCCTTGTCGTCGAGCACGTCCTGCATGGCGTCGATGACCTTCGGCAGCACGTCGCGCATGTGCTTGTACTCGGCCACCCCACCCTGCAGGTCTCTCAGGTCGGCCATGGCCTGCTGCGCCTGACCAATTACTTCGCTGGCGGGTGCGCCGTCCTCGACCATGCCTTGCACCTGGCCGCCGATATCCAAGATCCGGCGAATTACCCCCCACTCCCGAACCATGCGGGCATAGGTGCGCCAGTTGGCCATCGAGGGCACGCTGCTGCTGATCTCGGCAGCGTAGGCCATCGTGTTCTGCCCGCTGGGCAGTGAGCGCTGAATCGACCCCACGGTCACCGCGTCCACGGGCATGCCCTGCCCCAGGCAATCCTGGATCACATCGAACAGGGCGGCATTGTCGGGATGGTAGAAATCGCCAGAGCTCATCTGTCCGGTGATGTCTTCTACCAGCCCGGCGTCCTGATGCAGTGAGGCCATCATGATCGCGCCCAGCACCCCATGCTCGGCTTCGATACTGAACATCTCCCTCATGCGCTGGCCCTCATCGACGACCAGGTGAAGCCAACAGCCTTGCCGCCGCCCTGCCGCAAGCGGTCGATGGCGCGGTCGCCGATGAAGTTCCTGAGGCCGGCAGTATCCAAGTTGCTGATCAGCACCGTCGGCAGCACCGCCTGATACCGGCGGTCGATGATGCTGTGCAGCAAGCCCAGCTCGTACTCACTGCCCCGTTGGGCTCCGACTTCATCGATCACCAGTAGATCCAGGCCACCCAGGTGCACCACCACGTCGCGGTCGGTGTAGCCAGAGCCTGGCACCATCGAGGCGCGGGCAATGCTCACGATATCGCCGGCAGGCACAATCAGGGCGCGGGCACCGTCACCCACCGCAGCGCGCACGATGGCACTGCCGAGGTGGGTCTTTCCGCAACCAACGTTGCCGGTCAGGATCAGCGAGCGACCAGCCCGATAGTTTTCAGGGAGCCGGCCGGCATACTCGCGGCAGACCTCCAGCGCCTGGACCTGTGGGCCGGCAGCGCCAGTGTGGTACGAATCGAACGTGCTGGCCGCAAAGCGCGAAGTGATCCCGGCTCCCATGAGCGCACTGGTGAGGCGTTCAGCCTTGCGCAAGGCCCATGCCTGGGAAAATGCCTCGGAATCACGGGAAGCGGTGTTCAGCGCCTCCCAGGCGCAGCGCTTGCAGCCACGGGCAAGCATGGAGCCATCCAGTTGCTCGATCTCGCTCATGTCGACCGCGCCGTGCACTGGGCACTGACCGGCGAACACGCGCATGGCCGGCTTGCGGTGGAACAGGTCAGAAATTTGGAACGCCATCAGGCACCTCCGGGTACATGTCGTCGGTGTGTTGCGGGAGATTGGTGTAGGCCGATCCGGCACCAGCGGCAGACTGGAGCACGTCGCGCCAGCGCTTGCCGTTGAGCCAGGTCGAGGCGTGCGGGATGAACTGGCCGTTGTCCTTCGTCCAGTCATGGCTGGTTGAGTGCTTGGCCAGCGCCGCGATGATCTCGTCGAACAGAGCCTGGGCCGGCTTGATCCTTGCCCAGGCTTTCTCAGCCTTGTCCTTGCCGACCTTGCGTGGGTACAGCCTCCAGAACTGCTCGAACCCTTCGCCAACCCAGCCCGAGTTGCACGAGGGTTTTTCAGTCCTTACTGGCTTTTTCAGTACTTGCTTACCTTCAATACTTACTAGTGTCGGATTTGCCGGATACGGCTGAGCCGGAAGCGGTTCAACCGGATACGGCAAAGCCGGAAGCGGTTCAACCGGATACGGCAAAGCCGGAAGCGGTGTTTCCGACACGACGTAGTTGGTTTCACCCAGCAAACCGGACTCGCCACGCTCCTGCCGGCGCTCGACGTAACCGGCGCTGATCAGCTCTTGCAGTAGGCCGTACACACCATCGCGCCCGGTGGGCTTGGAGGACTTCGAAGTCTCGTTGCGCAGATGGGTGACGGACACAGCCCAGTTGTCAGGCTTGCCCAGCAGGAAGACCAGAAGGCCGCGGGCAGCCCAGCTAAGCCGGGCGTCCTCGCTGATGGCCTTGTTCAGCATGTAGAAATTCGCCTCAGGACGAGGCGCGCGAATGATGCTCACGGGTTAAATCTCCAGCTCAGCGGTCACCCGCTTGATGAATTCGTCGTAGCTCTCGGCCATCGCCAGGCCCTGGGCCTCCAGCGAGGCGCGGTAGTCCTTGGCAGATCCGTACAGCATCCAGCGCTCGCGCTCCGGCAAGTTTCTGAAGGTGAAATAGCTCGGCCATGGGCCGGCAATGATCGGGGCGCCAGCGTGCTGCTGGAGCGCCTGGGGGGGGGTATACGGTTTCATTGCAGGGTCTCCGAGCCAAGGCCGGCGATCCTGGCGGCGTGCTGACCCAGGTCGGTCAGCGATCCGCCAGCCAGGCGCAGGACAAGCGTTCGCAGCGCTGTCACTGCGTCCAGCGAGGAAACCCTCGCCTCGGCCATTTCAAGCGCCTGTGGCGAGTGGTTGCTGATCGTCTCGAACACCTTGTCGGCATAGTTGAACGACGCGCTGGCGAGCTGCAGAGTGGTCAGATGGTCGAAAACCTCGGGCCGCAGTGGCTCGCGCAGAGTGTTGACGATCGGAATGCTGAAGGTTGGCGGCTCACCCCCCTCCAGCAGATGCCGACGCTCCTGCTCAAGGTGCTCGCCACACACGACCGATGCATCATTGCCGGTCTGCCGCTCGAACAGCACGCTCAGCGCCAGGCTCGCGCCAACTAGACCGACGTAGGTTTCGTCAAATTCGCGGATCTTGGCGCCATCGCTGACCACCTCGATTGCGTCCATGACGGCCTCGAAGGACAACAACATCAGAGCCGCATTGGAGAAGCTCTCAAAATAGGCCTTGTTGATCACCTTGCTCATTGGGCACGCTCCAGGCGCTGAACGAGGCCGCGCAGCTTGCGTTTCAGCTTGGTGGTCAGCTCTCGTGAATCGAGCCAGCGCTGGAAGGCCGCGTCGGTGAAGCTAAGGACGCCCATGAAGCGCTCGTCGTCCGGGTCAATGCGCTTGCGAGGCTCGCCTGGGTATGGGTGGCCGTAGGCGGCGAAGTAGGTCTTGTACAGGCCGTTTAGTTCACGGCGCAGGGCGTTGCGCTTGGTCTCGGCCTGCTGATAGCCAACAGCGGCCTCGGCGATCAACTCCATCAGCTGCTGGGTGGTTGGTTTGGCTTTCATTCATGGTCTCCAGCAGTGCCGAACAGTTCGGCCAGGTCGATATCAAATACGTAGGCCCAGGCAGCGGCAGGCCATGCCTTAATCCCGCTGGGATAGCGTTTGTCGGGAACGGTCTCAGGGGTGACGCCGTGGTGCCTGCACCAGCGACTGAGGTTCACATGGCTAAAGCGGCGATTGGTGGCGGCCTCGACTTTGAGGATGGTCGCGTGCCTGGTGCTGAAGCCGAGTTCATCGCGGAGCTTGGCGACTTCACGCACTGCTGCCGAAGCCTTGGCCATCGCCGTGGCCTCGCGGCGGGACCCGATCTGCGCCTTGGTCGCGATCGCGTGGTCACGCTGCTCAAGTGCCAGTTGCTCCGAGCGCTTCGAGGCCAGCAGGTGCTCCAAGGCCTCGATGTAGTTTTCCGGCATTGGTGGTGATGCCGCCTGCTCCTCAAGCTTCTGCCAGCGATCCACAAGTGCTGCGGTGAACTCAGGGCTGAGCTGAGCCACCACTACGAAGCTGTCTCGCTTGTTGACCTGGTAGATGGATTCGACACGAGGGCGGCCCAGCGAGTCTCGGAATTGTTCATCCCCCATTGGGGGCTGGACGATGACTCCTCGCTCCACTAGCCGCTCAATCGACTGCTTGACCTTGTCATGGCGTGACTGAACAAGGTCGGCAATTTCCCGGGAAGACATGGTCGGGGCGTTGCTGTTGACCAGGTTCATACAGCACCTCCAGAGCGCGGAGATGGAAAAGGCTTCTCTTCTGTTGCGCTGTAGGAGCCATCAGCTTGGCGCGTGACGAAAATGGCACGACCAACTCGAATGGCTTTACTGATCGCAGCCTGCTGTACGCCAAGGTCACGGGCAGCTTCATGTTGACGACCCGCTGCAAACACCTTCAGGGGGAGCCGATCTGGACATGGCGCGCCACGTTTTGGCGAGGTCGGTTTTTGTGGCGCGGAGCTGGTCAAACGCTCCAGCAGGGTTTCCCGCATGCAGTCGAAGCCATTGGCCTGGTCCATCGCCGCGTAGACGCCAAGATCCAGAAGGCGCGCAGCATCCGTGTGTCGGCCTACCCCGGGGCGCGCAGCCTTTAAAAGCGCCTCAAGCTGGTTGATGGTGTCAACCGCTGCGGCGAGCTGGTCAATTGCATCGTGCGCGACAGCCACTGCAACGTCGCGAGAATCAGCGATTGCGATGCTCATGCGGCACCTCCAGCCGGATCGACGCCAGCGTGAGCTGAGTAGACGAGCGCCAGAGCGCTCTCGGCGGCGTAGTACACGAGAGCGGCGTGATGAGTCACGGCCTGCTCCTGCATCAGCTCGCGCAGGCCAGCGACCACTGCCTCCAGGCGATCGGTAGCAGCATCCAAGGCTTCGTGTACTGGTATCTCGCCCGAGGCCTCCAGCACATCGTGGAGACCGTAAGTGGCGAACGGGCTGGCAAGGGTTTGGGGGTGCTTGCTCATGCCGACACCTCCGCACCACAAGCTGGCGAGGTTTTGTTTTGTGGCGCGGGAACTTCTGCCAGCTCGAAGGCCGTAACGCTTGAGTCGATCAGTGCCTTCGCCTGGCTTGCTAGGGCCCGGATTGCAAAAGCCACGTGGCAGCTTTCTTCGACCTGAACAAGCTGACCAAGCAGGTCTTCGACTGAAGACAGGCTTGCACTAGCCAAGTTGAGGGCGTCGGCGCAACTGACGCCAGGCACTGTTGCGAAGAAGAATTCCCGGCCGTTCTGGCCGAACGTGCTGGAGGAGGTTACAAGTGGCGAGGTCATGGCTGAACCTCCCACTTCTCCAGCGCAACCTGCGCACTGCGGTTCAACGTGTTCGCGGCATCGGCCAGGAACGCCAGCGCCCTGAGCTCATTCACGCGAATGTCCTCTCCCAAGTTGGCTGCAAGCGCAAGTCTGTGCGCGAGCTGGTGTATGCCCTCCGTGAGCCCCACGGCCAGGGTCAGCCCGTCCATAAAATTAACGTCGGCATTGATGCGAAAGACCTCATCACCCTCGAACTCATGGGCACCGAAATCCATCGGGCGCAGCAGGGGTAGTTGCGCTGCAAGTGGGGTTTTGCTATTTTTTGGGTGCATGAATTCGTCTCCTTACGACGAAGATTCAAAAAGTCCCTTGCCTGGGACGGTTAAAGAGCCCGCCTGTGAAGCGGGCTTTTTGTTGCGCGCGATTCAGCCGCTCAACAAAAACAGGGATGGGCAGACCTTCATGGCAGCGCCTGCTTTTTGGGATTGGTGTTGGGGGCGTCGAAGCCCAGGGTCATTTGCACCAACTGACGACCGCGCTCGACCTCAGCGATCAGGATTGGTTTTTCACGCTTCCAGGCATTCAGTGCACGACCGGCGGCACTCGCTACGTCTTTGTGATCGTCAAATTTCTTGCAGGCGCGGTTTAGGGTATCCATCGCAGACAGGCTGCCCCGAAGAAGCGCGTCGATCTGCTCGTCAACCCAGAGCTCAAAGTCTACGGACAGCCATCGTGAGAACTTCACAGCGAGCCGTGGATGAATCCATGTGCCGCTATCCGGGGAGTTGCCTCGACGTGATGTTACGAACGTAATGCGGGATTTCCCCGCATTACTAGTTGAGGCCCTGGCGGCCAGCTTTTCGAGATATTCACGGGTGGAGGCAAGACGCAGCCACTCATTCGGAACCTTTCCAAATCGTGCTGCGGCGCGGGTAGCATTGATCCAGCCATCCAGATTGAACTGCACCGGTTCGCCCTCGAATGGCAATGAAATTACGTTGCTCACTGCGCACCTCCGATACTGGATGGATCAACAGCCCTACCGGTGGAGCTGTATTGCCGAGGGTCTACCTGTACATTTGTTTCCCATAGGGGCGACTTGGCATTACGCTTTGGTCGCTTGGGGAGCGTCCACTGGATGTCTGGGCGAAGCTCAAAACGAGTAACGACCCCGTCGGTTGCTTCTTCGATTTGGATAGCCCGCTCGGCGGTTACAGACCGATCACCCGAGACGAGGCGAGACAAGTAGGAGGCGGTCACACCAAGCCGCAAGGCGATGATTTTCTTTCCGCCCCTGGGCAAGGTTTCTAGGAAGTCGGCCAGGTTCATTGAATTTACCTAATGGTGCATTTTCGCCCTAGCTTACTCAGAAAATGTACCAATTCAAGGTAATTTCCCTAATGGGAAATAAAAGGTACATTTCAGACATGGAAATCAAAGACATCCGGCGCCACCGCCTTCATAAACTCCTTCTCACAATGTTCAGCGGACGCAAGTCCTCTCTGGCCGAGGCTATTGGCAAGCCTGCTTCGTACGTGTCAAGGCTGTTTTCAGACAATCCCGCCCACTCAAGGAACATTGGAGAATCCATGGCGCGGGATATTGAGAGATCGCTGGGGATCGATCCTGGTTACCTCGATACCCCTCTCACAAAGCTTGAGGCTGGCGGGGCATGGGACCCGGCGACCAACCCAGATGCGATCTCGCCTGTTCACTTGGATATCCCAGTTCGTCTCGCCCAAAAGATCGAGAGATACAGCGGGCATGTTGATATCCCAGTGATGGATGTCGAGGCGTCGATGGGTCCAGGGCGCTTCGCCCCCGAAACCGAGGTTGTGGCCAGCAGGATGTCTCTTGAGGTCGAGTGGCTGCGCCGAACAGTCACCATGACCGAAATATCGAATTTGAGAATCATCACCGGGATGGGCGAGTCGATGTTTCCGACTATCAAGCATGGTGACCTGCTTCTGATCGACACTGGTGTGGATTCAGTTTCCTACGATGCTGTCTACCTGATCGCCATGAGCACGTCGCTGCTGGTAAAGAGAATTCAGCGGGAGGTGGATGGGATTCGGATCGTGTCCGACAACCCAAAATACAAAGAGATCATGGTTCCCGAGAATCTAGAGGAGCGGGTTCAGATCTTGGGAAGGGTGGTTTTTGTGTGGAGTGGAAACAGAGTCTGAACCCTGCTGGTAAATGGCCCGCCGTCGAGCGGGCTTTTTTTGGGGAAAAATATTTACCAAAAAGGATTGACCAAAATTATCCAATTGGTACTCTTTGCCACATTAACCAACGGCAAGGAGCTACCACCATGACCACCTCGACCTCGATCACCGTCGGCAACTGGCAGGGCCTCCTCGGCCATGGCGCAGCTCCGCGTGAGCTTGAGTGTCTGCTGGCGATTGCTGGTGGAGCTTCGGGCAAGGAGGCTGCTCGCCTGTTGGGGATTTCCGAGGATGGCATCAAAAAACGCCTGATGTGCCTGGGTACGAAGTGGGGCGTAACCCGTCGAGCAGCCCTGGTCGCCGAGGCATTCAAGCGTGGCCTGATCTCACCTGCGATCCTCGCGCTGTGCGCCGTCCTTGTCGGCCAGTCCATCACCAGCACCGAAGAGTTCACTCGCATCCGCCGACCAGGCGAGCGCAGCTTTGCTGCATCCAGAATCTACCGGCGCGCCGAGTGCGCCTCGGCGGTGGCATGACGCCTGCGCTGACTTAACCCAACCCTGATTTTTGCGAAAGCCAACAACGCGGCGGGCCTTTGCTCGCCCTGGAGAAAGTGATGAAGCAACCACTGATCGGCACCATCAACGTCACTCTGGCAATGCCGCCAGCAGTCAGTCCCGCCGCATCGGCCCTGTTCGGCGCCCTGCTCAGCGCTGCGAAGGAGCCTGCGCAGGCCCAGGCTGCAGCGCCGAAGCTCACCCCGCCTGCGATCGGCGAGTACTGGCCTGGACAGGGCGGTATCTACGCCGGCATTCGCCAGCACCCCCAGGGCTTGTGCCACGTGATCTTCGCCGCCACTGACGCCGGCAAGCACGCCTATGGCAAGCACGGCATCGAAGTGGAAGCCATCAGCCGGCACGACGGCAAGCTCAACACCGACATCCTGATCGCCGAGGGCGGCCACCCTGCTGCCGAAGCGGCACGGGCGTACACGGCTGATGGGCACTCAGACTTTGACCTGCCCGCCATTGCCGAACTGAGCCACGCCTGGGCCTACATCCCCGAGTCGTTTGAGCCTGAGTGGTACGCGTCGAGTTCGCAGCGCTCCGCCTACTACGCATTCTACATGGACTTCGCTGTTGGCTATCAGCTCAGCAGCGACACGGACTACGAGCTCCGTGTCCGCCCCGTCCGCAGATTGCCCATTCAGTAATTCATTCATTCCACTGGGGCGCAGCCCCGGTGGGCTCTTGCCTGCCCAAGGAGGCCGGAAATGTCTTTCAACAAAAACTCCCGTGAAGCCGACAAGTTCGTGGTGCGCCTGCCCGACGGTATGCGTGACGACATTCAGGCTGCGGCTGATGCCGATGACCGCTCGATGAACAGCGTTTTCATCAAGAGTATGCGCGAGTACCTGCACGGTCAGCAGCAGAAGCAAGTACTTCTCGGCGCTCTAGTTTTGGCCGGCCGGTCGGCGCCAGCGAACACCTCCGAGTTCAATATTGATGAGCGCATCAAGCTAATTGCGGACGCACGCCGGTACCGCTGGCTGCGTGACCGTGAGCGAATTGAGGGCGCCGACAACGACCTGCTGGTGCTGCGTGGTGATACCTACTTCGCCGGTGACGAGCTGGATCGCGAGATCGACACGGCCCTGCGCTTGGAGCAATTGCAGGAGCAGCAGCCATGAACCAGGCCGGCCTGCTCCTGTTGCTGTGGGATGCGCTGCAGCACCGTGAAACCACTTTTGGCCAGGTACTCGACCTGTCGGCCGCGTGTGGCCTGGATGGGCGCCTGGTGCTGGCCGACCACTTCGGGGGGCAGTCATGATCAAGCGCCGATCAATCAACCCTGCTGTACTCCCCGCCGTTGGCCGGCCCCTGGGCGGCGGTTTCTTCGCGGGGCGGATCTTCTTCGACGGCGCCGAGCACGCGGTGATCGATGCCGGGCGTGACTTCGAGGTCGCTGCCCATTGGTGGCAAGAAGAAGGCCCGCGTCCGCGCATCCGCGGCGCCACGTCCCGCTTTGACGGGATGGCCAACACCCAGGCCATGGCAGCCGAGGGCAGCGCCATCGCCCGCAAGGTGCTGGGCATGAACATCCGTGGCACCTGGGGCTGGCACATTCCGTCGATCGAAGAGTTGCAGGTGCTGCGCTGCAATCTTTTGCAGCTTCCAGAATGGGGTCACGACGGATCGTACACGGTCAGGGGCGCGGCCCAGGCATTTGGCCTTAGCGAGTACTGGACCAGCAGCCAGAAGTCGAACGCAGCAACTGCCTGGTGCCTGCACATGCTGCCCTGGTGCGTGCCCGACACGAACTGGGTGAGCAAGTGCAAGGGCATCCGCCCGGTGCGCACACTGCTGATCAGCCAGGAAGCTTTCACGCACGCCCCTTCGACCGATGTGCCGATGACCGAGACAGACCTGCACGGCCTGGCCAACCAGCAGGCCGTGGCCACCGTGCTCGAGCGCTTCGTGAATGAGGATGCTGGTCGGTTCTACGGGCGGGCCGATGCGCTTGTGGCAGAGCTGGCGGCGCTGGCGGGAGGTCAGGCATGAGCACCTATGCCAGCGCATACGTTGACGCTATTGCTCCAGAGCATGACCGCACCAGTTGCGACGACGGCAACCTGTACAACGCGGCCTATGGCCTTGATGACCACGAAGGACGTGGGCGATGCCGCCGCTGCACTCTGCTTGCCGCTGCTCACAATGGGCGTGAAGGCCGGGCCTTCCTCTCAGAGGGCGAAGACGCATGAAAACTCTCCAGTGTTTCCCCGTCAACGCCGCCGGCCGTGACTTCGCAGTTGGCGATATCCACGGGCACTTCACCCGCCTGCAGCGCGCCCTGGACGCGGTCAGATTCGATCCTGCAAATGATCGGCTGTTCTCGGTGGGCGACTTGGTCGACCGAGGGCCTGAGTCGGAACAGGTAGACGCCTGGCTGGCCAAGCCATGGTTTCACGCAGTGCGCGGCAACCACGAGCAGATGGCAATCGAGGCATACCGGTTCGACCCATCCGGCCGCATTGGTGATGTGCACCTTTCCAACGGCGGGGCCTGGCTCTATGCCAGATCGTCCGTGGAGCAGGCGTGCTATGTCGAGCTGCTGGCCGACCTGCCGCTGATCATCGAGGTGATGACACCCCAAGGCACGATCGGGATCGTGCACGCCGATTGTCCGCTCCCGACCTGGGCCATGCTCGCATCCTGGGCTGATGGCTGCATGCCGGGTTTGCGCAATGTCGAGGAGGCCGTGCAGTGGTCGCGCAGCAGGATCAGCCACGAGCAGCACCACGGTGTCGGCGGCGTGCGCGCGGTGGTGGTTGGCCACACCCCAGTCAAGCGCCCGGCGGTGCTGGGCAACGTCTACCACATCGACACCGGTGGCTGGATGGATGGCCACTTCACTCTGCTGGACCTTCACACACTACAGGTCCACCCGCCGATTGATCCGAAGCTGAGCTGGGATTGGGATGACGTGACAGATCGGCGTGACAACCAGAACCTGACGCATCAGGCGTCGGACCACAATAACGATTGAGGCTCAACCATGGCTAAAGTCATAGCTCAGATCACCGCCAGCCTGCCCAGGCTCATGGAGGTGGGCGAGTACCGGAAACTGCGCTATGCCGGCGGTAAGCCGAGCTTGCAGCAGCTCAAGAAATGGATTGATGAGGGGGAGTTGGCAGGGGAAGTCCGTGGCGGCATGTACTTCGTCGACCTTCAGACCGCCGTGATCGGTTCGAACGACCCGCTCCTGGCTCAGATGCTGGAAATTTGAAATGGCACCACGACCGCGCAGTCCGAAGAACAAGACGCTCCCGCCCAACCTGTACCCCAACGGGAAATACTGGCGGTACCGGAACCCGATCACCGGGAAGATGACGAGCATCAACAAGCCCTATGACGAGGCCGTGCGCCTGGCCAAGGCCGCCAATGCCAAGCTGGCATTCCTGATGACCGACAACGGCGAGATGCTGGCGACTATCACTGGGGAGAAGCTGCCAACCGTGGGGGCGCTAATTGATCGCTTCGAAGCCGAGTGGCTTCCAGGCCGTGGCTATGCGCGCTCGTCGCTGGATGAGATCGGCTACAAGCTCAAGCGGTACCGGGCGGATATCGGGCATCTCCTGGTTGGTCAGCTCGACGTGCTGGCGGTAGCGGAATACCTGGACCAGTTCAGCAACAACGCCTACACGAAGCATCGCAGCCTGCTGGTCAGTCTGTTGGCTTTTGCCGTCGCCAAGGGCATGACTGAGCGCAACTCCGCTGACCTGACCCTGCTGAAAAAGGAGGCAAAGAAGAAGCGCCAGCGCCACACCTTGGAAGGCGTGAAGAAGATCCTTGACGCTTCAACCACGCCAAGCTGGCTCAAACGCGCCATCAGATTGGGGCTGACCAGTCTTCAGCGTCGCGAAGATATCGTCACCTGGAAGAAGTCGGCGGTGGACCTGTTGAAAAACACCATCAAGGTGTCCCCGGGCAAGACCGACAACTACGACACGCCGATCCATCTGCAGATCGTCATGGGAAAGGCTCTGCGCGAGACAGTGAATGAGTGCTTTCGGTCACCGATCATTTCGCCTCTCCTGATCCATTACCGCCCCAAGTCACGCAGACAGTCACAGATCCAGGCCAAGGAGCACTGGACAGCAGTAACACCTGATTACCTGTCCAAAAGCTTCAGGAAGGCCAGGGATGCCGCGCAGGCCTATGATCATCTGGAGTTCGAAGAGCGGCCAACCTTCCACGAGATCCGAGCCCTGGGTGCCTGGCTGTATGAGCAGCAGAAGTTTTCAACCGAGTACGTCCAGTTGCTGATGGGGCACGCCACTGCCGAGATGACAGAGCGGTATCAAGATGGACACGCACCGAAGGGAATTCAGTACGTCGAGGTGAAGGCTGATTTGGCCATCTGACGAGCAGTAACGCTCACAAAGTCCAGATCTAGGTGGGTGGTTTTGCAAAAGTTTTGCAAAAGTTTTGCAAAATAAAAAGGGCGACCCTTTCGGAATCGCCCTTCAAGTGCCCGGATACCGGGGCTTTCGTTTGGTAGGCACAATTGGATTCGAACCAACGACCCCCACCATGTCAAGGTGGTGCTCTAACCAACTGAGCTATGTGCCTGCTGTGAGGCGGCATTCTACGCAATCGACGCAGCGTGTCAATACTTTTTTTCACGCTAAGCCACTGAATACTAATATTTTTTACCCCAGCCCGGGTTTGCGCGATTTTTACCGTCTGGCTGGCGGGTGTTTATTATTGTTGATACGATCTGCACAATCGTAAAAAATATAGAACATACAACTACAAACCCTGAGGTGCCCGCACATGGCCAACACCCCCTACCCCCAGTCGTATTACGCCGCATCGGCCAACCCCGTCCCGCAGCGCCCGAGCCTGCAGGAAGAAGTACAGACCGACGTCTGCGTGATCGGTGCGGGTTACACCGGCCTGTCCAGTGCCCTGTTCCTGCTCGAGAACGGTTTCAGCGTCACCGTGCTTGAAGCCGCCAAGGTCGGCTTCGGTGCCTCTGGCCGCAACGGCGGTCAGATCGTCAACAGCTACAGCCGCGACATCGACGTGATCGAACGTACCGTCGGCCCCAAACAGGCACAGCTGCTCGGCCAGATGGCCTTCGAAGGCGGGCGCATCATCCGCGAGCGCGTGGCCAAGTACAACATCCAGTGCGACCTGAAGGACGGTGGCGTGTTCGCCGCCCTGACCAAAAAGCAGATGGGCCACCTGGAATCCCAGCAACGCCTGTGGGAACGCTACGGCCACACCCAGCTGGAACTGATGGACCAGCGCCGCATCCGTGAAGTGGTCGCCTGCGACAGCTACATCGGCGGCATGCTGGACATGAGCGGCGGCCATATCCACCCGCTCAACCTGGCCCTGGGCGAAGCCGCCGCAGTGGAATCGCTGGGTGGCAAGATTTACGAACAGTCCCCGGCCATCCGCATCGAGCGCGGTGCCAACCCGGTCGTGCATACCCCGCAGGGCAAGGTGCGCGCCAAGTTCATCATCGTGGCGGGCAACGCCTACCTGGGCAACCTGGTACCGGAGCTGGCCGCCAAGTCGATGCCATGCGGTACTCAGGTGATCACCACCGAGCCGCTGAGCGAAGAGCTGGCACGTACCCTGCTGCCGCAGGACTACTGCGTGGAAGACTGCAACTACCTGCTCGACTACTACCGCCTGACCGGCGACAACCGCCTGATCTTCGGCGGTGGCGTGGTATACGGCGCGCGTGACCCGGCCAACATCGAGGCGATCATCCGCCCGAAAATGCTCAAGGCCTTCCCGCAGCTCAAGGACGTGAAGATCGACTACGCCTGGACCGGCAACTTCCTGCTGACCCTGTCGCGCCTGCCGCAGGTAGGTCGTCTGGGCGACAACATCTACTACTCCCAGGGCTGCAGCGGCCACGGCGTCACCTACACCCACCTGGCCGGCAAGGTGCTGGCCGAGGCCCTGCGCGGCCAGGCCGAGCGTTTCGACGCCTTCGCCGAACTGCCGCACTACCCGTTCCCGGGTGGCCAGATGCTGCGCGTACCGTTCAGTGCCCTGGGCGCGTGGTACTACAGCCTGCGCGACCGCCTGGGCGTGTAAGCCGGCAACCCCGGGCCGTCACTGCCCCACGGCATTGACGGCCTGGCGGGCCGCCTGCTCCTGGCCTGCCTGGGCCAGTTCATTGGCGGCCTTGAGCCAGCGCTGGCGGTCCACCTGGGCCGGCAGTTGGCCGGGCGGCTGCACCAGCACCGCCCAGCTCCCCTCCTTCTTCCAGGCTGCGGCGAAATCGTCGAAGTCCATCAGCAACCGCCGATTGTTGCCCGCACGCAGCAGCACCCGCGACTTGTAGCGGTCATAGCCCACCAGCAGGGCATAGCGCGGCTCGCTCCAGAACGCCGAACCTTCCTGATAGCGCAACAGCACCGGATTGCCCGCGGCCACCTGAGTCAGCAACGCCGGCAGGGTGCCGTCGAGCGGGTACACCACCATGCCGTACTGGCGTGCCACGGTCGCTACCGAGGCCTGCAGCCTGTCGACACCTTGTGGCAGTTGCAAGGGCCCTTCGAGCAGGCCGGGGGTGATGCGCACCCCCTGCTGCGAGAGGATCGCGGCCAGCGCCATCGGCGCGCTCTGGTTGGCGTTACCACGGTAGAACGGCACCGCGCCCAGTTCCACGCGCTGGGGCAGGCTGTTGAGCTGGGATGAAGGCTGGCTGGCGCAACCGGCCAGGCTGGCGGCCAGCAGGCAAGCCAGCAGCAGACGATGGGACACGCGACGTTTGGGGGCGGTGGGCAACATGGACACTCGCTTGTGCTGATGCCGGGCAGACGACGCCCGGCCCTGGCTTGCGATCATAGGCTGGCGCGGGCCTGCGGTATAGCCCGCGGCACGCTTAGAGCGAACTGAACCAAGGCGCTGGACCACTGGTCAACCGTCTGTCACAGACGATGGGCTAGACTGAGCTTGTGTCCGAATGGCGAGTGCAGCTTGCCCAGTCGAAGGAGGCACGCAATGAGTCTGACGATGGGAATCTTTCTGTTGATAGGCACGTGGCTGGTGGTAGCCGCAGCCATGCTCTGGGGGGTGTTGCGCATCGCGCGCCGCCACCATCTTCACCATCCGCAGCCGACCAGGGCTGCATCCGAGGCACAGCGGCACGCTCGCCGCCACGCTAACGCGCACTGACGCGACACTGCATAACAACCTTCGCCGACAACGCCGGCGTCTGCAGGTGCGTCCTGCAGAGCCGACGTCGCTGGCGAAGCGGTCAGTCAGGTTTCGCTTGCAGCGCCTCGCGCCGCTCGCGAGCCCGGCGCGACATGATGTTGAGCACCTCGATCGCGGTGGAGAACGCCATCGCCGCATACACATAACCCTTGGGCACATGGGCACCGAAGCCTTCGGCGATCAGGGTCATGCCGATCATGATCAGGAAGCCCAGGGCCAGCATCACCACGGTAGGGTTGTCGTTGATGAACCGGGCCAGCGGGTCGGCGGCCACCAGCATCACGATCACCGCACTGATCACCGCGATGATCATGATCGGCAAGTGCTCGGTCATGCCCACGGCCGTGATGATGCTGTCGATCGAGAACACGATGTCCAGTACCAGGATCTGCCCGATCGCCGCGGCAAAGCCCAGGGTCACGGTAGACGACGCCTTGGTCTCTTCCTTGGCACGCGGGTCGACGCTGTGGTGAATCTCGGACGTCGCCTTCCACAGCAGGAACAGGCCACCGGCGATCAGGATCATGTCCTTCCACGAGAAGGCATGGCCGAACACGTCCACCACCGGCTCGGTAAGCTGCACGATCCACGCCACGGTGCTGAGCAGGCCCAGGCGCATCACCAGCGCCATGCTGATACCGATGCGCCGTGCCTTGGAGCGGAACTGCTCAGGCAGCTTGTTGGTGAGAATCGAGATGAAGATCAGGTTGTCGATGCCCAGCACGATCTCCATGGCCACCAGGGTAGCCAGGGCCACCCAGGCGGTCGGGCTTGCAGCAAGTTCCAACAGGTATTCCATGAATCAATCCTGAATCAGTGTGGGTAAAAAATCAGATTTCCCGGGCGCTGTCGTCGCGCTCGGGTTTGTCCTGGGCCTCATCGGGCTTTTTCGCCAGGGGCGAACCGGTCGCGTCGCTGAGCGCCTGCTGGGCGGCATCGTTGGTCTTGTCGATCGCTTCCTTGGCCGACTGGGCAGCCTGGTTGAGCATCTGCTGGGCAGATTTTTCCGCCTGCTCGCAACCGCTCATGGCCAGCAGCGCCAGCGCCATCACCAGGGGTGTGCCAATCGATTTGAAATACAGCATGGGTTCCTCTCTGAAGGTCTTGCCTTGATAGCGACGCATTCTAAAGAGACTGAAACATCCGGAAAATTCGTATTTTCAGCAGTTATACTTCGATTTTTACGAATCGGAGATGCACATGCTCAACTACCGACAACTGCATTACTTCTGGGTCGTGGCCAAGACCGGCAGCATCGTGCGTGCCGGCGAGCAGCTCAATCTCACCCCGCAGACCATCAGCGGGCAGATCAGCCTGCTTGAGCATAGCTACGGTATCGAATTGTTTCGCCGTGTGGGACGCCAGCTCGAACTGACCGAGACCGGGCGCCAGGCCCTGTCCTACGCCGAGCAGATGTTCCAGATTGGCGGCGAACTGGAAGCAGTGCTGCGCGCCCAGCCCGATGAGCAGCAGATTCTGTTTCGCGTGGGGGTGGCCGACGTGGTGCCCAAGTCGATCGTGTACCGGCTGCTGGCGCCGACCATGGAGCTGCCCGACCCGCTGCGCCTGACCTGCCGCGAGGACAAGCTCGAACGCCTGCTGGCAGATTTGGCAGTACAGCGCCTGGACATGGTGATCTCCGACAGCCCGATGCCCAGCCATCTGGACATCAAGGGCTACAGCCAGAAGCTCGGGGAGTGCGGCATCAGTTTCTTCGCCACCCCGGCACTGGCTGCCCTGCATCCGGCGCCCTTTCCTGTCGGCCTGCAGCATGCACCGATGCTCATTCCCGGCCAGGAGACGGTGGTGCGCAGCCGGCTGCTGCGCTGGTTCGCCGAGCAACAGTTGCAGCCGCGCATCGTCGGCGAGTTCGATGACAGTGCGCTGATGCAGGCATTCGGGCAGTCGGGCAGCGGCATCTTCATCGCCCCCAGCGTGATCGCCGACGAGGTCTGCCGCCAGTACGGGGTGGAGTTGATCGGCCAGACCGATGCCGTCACCGAGTCGTTCTATGCCATTTCGGTAGAGCGCAAGGTCAAGCACCCGGGCATCGTCGCGATCACCGAAGGTGCCCGCCGCGAGCTGTTCAACTGGCCTGCGCCCTGAGAGACACACGGCACCGACATCACATCCCGGGCCTAAACATTCCACGGCCCGCACCGTCGATAGAAGGACGCGCCGACGCATCGCGACAACACGCCCCACCTACCGCCAGGCAGTGTGCTGCGGTCAGGGCCCGCGTGCTGTGCTAAAGTCCCGCCCCTTTCGCCGCAGGGCTTGCCCGCGGCATGCCTTTGCTACGCTATCCGGGCCTCCCGGACCTTGCACAAGAACGAGAAACACCTGTCATGACCCCACTTCTGAACCTGTTGAACCGTACCAGTCTGGTACTGCAGATCGTGATCGGCCTGGTGGCCGGCATTGCCGTGGCGCTGCTCTGGCCAGCCGCCGCGCTGAACCTGGCATTTATCGGCAAGGTATTTGTCAGTGCACTCAAGGCGGTGGCACCCATTCTGGTGTTCATCCTGGTGATGGCTTCCATCGCCAACCACAGGCACGGCCAGGAAACCCATATCCGCCCTATTCTGGTGCTCTATCTTTTCGGCACCTTTTCCGCAGCGGTAGTGGCGGTGGTCGCCAGCATGCTGTTCCCCTCCCAGTTGGTGCTGGCCACTCATGATGTGGCGATGAGCCCGCCTGGTGGCATCAGCGAAGTGCTGCAAGGCCTGCTGCTGAGCGTGGTGGCCAACCCGGTGACTGCGCTGATGGAGGCCAACTTCATCGGCATCCTGGCCTGGGCGATCGCCCTGGGCGTGGCTATCCGACATGCCGGTGAAACCACCCGCACCGTGGTCGACGACCTGTCCAACGGCGTAACGCTGATCGTGCGCATGGTCATCCGTTTCGCGCCTCTGGGGATCTTCGGCCTGGTGGCGGCGACCCTGGCCGAATCCGGCCTGGGGGCCCTGCTGGGCTACCTGCACCTGCTGGCGGTGCTGATCGGCTGCATGCTGTTCGTGGCGCTGGTGATGAACCCGCTGATCGTGTACTGGAAAATCCGTCGCAACCCATTCCCGCTGACGCTGCTGTGCCTGCGCGAAAGCGGAATCACCGCGTTCTTCACCCGCAGCTCGGCCGCCAACATTCCGGTCAACCTGGCCCTGAGCGAAAAGCTCGGGCTGCATGAAGACACCTACTCGGTGTCGATCCCGCTGGGTGCGACCATCAACATGGCCGGCGCGGCCATCACCATCACCGTGCTGACCCTGGCGGCGGTGCATACCCTGGGCATCAGCGTCGACCTGCCCACGGCCATCCTGCTCAGCGTGGTCGCCGCCGTGTGCGCATGCGGCGCCTCGGGTGTGGCGGGCGGCTCGCTGCTGCTGATTCCGCTGGCGTGCGGCCTGTTCGGCATTCCCAGCGAGGTGGCCATGCAGGTGGTGGCGGTAGGCTTCATCATCGGCATCCTGCAGGACTCGGCCGAAACGGCGCTCAATTCGTCCACCGACGTGCTGTTCACCGCCGCCGCGTGCGAGGCCGAGGAACGCCAGGCGAGCTGATCCTGGCAGGCATGAAAAAGCCCGGCAAGGCGTTGACCTTGCCGGGCTTTTTTCATGCCTGGGTAATCAGAACGCGCCCATGTAGTCGCGCTTGCCGATTTCCACGCCATTGTGGCGCAGGATGGCGTAGGCCGTGGTCACGTGGAAGAAGAACTGCGGCAGGCCGTAGGTCAGCAGGTAGCTCTGGCCGGTAAAGCGTTTTTCTTTCGGCGTACCCGGACGGGTGATGATCTCGATGCCTTCCTTGCCGTCGATCTGCTTCGCTTCGATCTGCTCGACGAAGGCCAACACCTTGGCGATCAGCGCCTGCAGCTCGGCAAAGGTGGTTTCAGTGTCGTCGTACTTGGGCAGTTCGACCTCGGCCAGGCGGGCCGAAACCCCCTTGGCGAAGTCCACGGCAATCTGCACCTGGCGAACCAGCGGGAACATGTCGGGGTACAGGCGCGCCTGCAGGAAGACATTGGCGTCGATATTCTTCGCCTCGGCGTGCGCCTGGGCCTTGCCCAGCACATCGCTCAGGGCATTGAGCATCTGCTTGAAAACGGGAACAGAGGCGGCGTACAGGGAAATGGTCATGACAGTCTCGCTGGGTGATGGATTGAGCGTGGCCGATTATAGACACGCTTGGCGGCGCCCGGCGGCTTGTCTTTTATTCTGCAAGGATTAGGCTAGTTGCCTTCCACAGCATAGGGAACGCGCGATGAGCACTGAGTTGGACACCCCCGTTGACGAGCAGCGCCTCGACAGCACGCAAATCCGTATCCTCGGCGCCTTGATCGAAAAGCAGGCCACAAGCCCCGAAACCTACCCCCTCACCCTCAACGCCGTGGTGCTGGCCTGCAACCAGAAGACCAGCCGCGAGCCGGTGATGAACCTGACCCAGGGCCAGGTCGGCCAAAGCCTGCGTGCCCTCGAAAGCCAGGGCCTGGCGCGCCTGCAGATGGGCAGCCGGGCCGACCGCTGGGAGCACCGCGTCGACAAGGCGCTGGAGCTGGTACCAGCGCAACAGGTACTGCTGGGGCTGATGTTCCTGCGCGGGCCGCAGACGGTCAGCGAGCTGCTGACGCGCAGCAACCGCATGCATGAATTCGAGGATGCCGAACAGGTGCTGCATCAGCTGGAGCGCCTGGTAGCCCGGGGCTTTGCCCTGCACCTGCCGCGCCAGCCCGGCCAGCGCGAAGACCGCTACACCCATGCCTTCGGCGACCCGGCCGACATCGAAGCGATTCTGGCGGCACGCCAGCAAGGCGCGGAACGCCCTGTCGGCGGCGTGTCGGCCGAGCGCATCGAGGCACTGGAGGCGCGTATCGCGGCGCTGGAAGAACGCCTGGCGCAGCTGGAGTAGCCAGCTCGGCACAGGGTCGAGCAACGCTTTGCGGGAGCACGTTCAGCCGCTCCCGCTCACTGCCTGGCGCGAACCTGCCTGCAGGGCTCAATCGCCCCGCGCAAACGCCACCGCTTCGGCGATCTGCCGTGAATCGGGGCGCACCCCGGTATACAGCACGAACTGCTCCAGCGCCTGCAACGCAATCACCTCCAGCCCGGTAACCACTGGTTTGCCAGCAGCCTGGGCGGCCACGATCAAGGGCGTCTGCGCCGGCATCGCCACCACGTCGAACACCGCCTGCGCCGCCTCGATCTGCTCGTGCTCGAAGGCCAGTTGCTGCGCCTCGGCCCCGCCCACCATGCCGATCGGCGTCACGTTCACCAGCAACCGGGCCCTCACACCGTGTGGCTCGGCCTGCCAGCGATAGCCACAGGTGCGGGCCAGCCGCTCGCCGGCCTCGCGATTGCGCGCAACGATCGTGCCGTCGCTGAAACCGGCATCGCGCAGCGCGCACGCCACCGCCTTGGCCATGCCGCCGCTGCCGCGCAGCGCCACGCTCCATGCAGGGTCCAGGCGATGCTGGTGGATCAGTTGACGCACCGCCAGGTAGTCGGTGTTGAAGCCCTTGAGATGCCCCTGGGTGTTGACCAGCGTGTTCACCGAATCGATGGCCGCCGCCGAGGGGTCCAGTTCATCGAGCAACGCGATGCAGGCCTCCTTGAACGGCATCGACACACCGCACCCACGCACACCCAGCGCGCGAATGCCGGCCACGGCGGCCGGCAGGTCGGTGGTGGTCATGGCCTTGTAGTAGTAATCCAGCCCCAGCTGCTGGTACAGATGGTTATGAAAGCGCACGCCGAAGGTACCCGGGCGCCCGGCCAGGGACATGCACAAAACGGTGTCTTTGCTGGGGGTCATCGATTGGCTCCTGAAAACGGCTGGGGCACCAGTATGCACTCACTGCCCACCGAACCGTTGATCGGGGCTTACACAACCTTTACTCAACGCCCGTGCCATTTTTCCGGGGGCTGCGGTCTTATGGGTATCCCCGCGCCACGTCTTGGGTGTCTCGACAGCACCAGCGCCGGGGCTGCAAACCGAGGAGTCTTCATGAACCGTCACATCCCGAGAATCGCCCTGCTGGTTGGCGCCCTGGCCGTCTGCGGGCAAGCGGCCGCCCATGGTGGTGGCGGCGGCTGGCACGGCGGTGCCGGCCCGGTGCTTGGCGCGGCCGTCGTCGGTGCCGTGGTGGGTGCGGTGGTGTCCGGCAACCACGACCGTACCGTCTACGTCGAGCGCCAGCCGGCCTACTACGGTCCCCCGCCGGTGTATGTCCAGGCCCCGCCGCCGGTGTACTACCAGCCGTACCCGCCGTATCCGGTTATGGAGCGCTACGTACCGGTGCCGCCGCCGTATTACCGCGAGCGCTACTACGGCCCGCCACCGGTGTACTACGGACCGCCCCGCTGGTAGCACCGGCCCTGCGCCC